GAAGTGCGTAAGTTAATGGTAGCAGGGTTCTATAGAGATGTGGAACTTGGTGAGCCTATGGCTGTGCTTGATGATATTGAGAAACGTAAAGCAGAAGAGCAAGGCTTCACAGCTATTAATGACAATAGGTTTCGTATTTTAGAAATTCATGTCGATTACGATCTGCCCGGTTTTGAAGATGAAGATAAACATGGTGAACTTACAGGTATCGCCCTCCCCTACGTTATTACTATTGAAAAGACTTCGGGTAAGGTCTTAGCCATCCGCCGTAATTGGTATGAAGACGACACACTTAAAACTAAGAGAGTTCATTTTGTTCATTACCAATATGTTCCGGGGTTTGGATTTTACGGCTATGGTCTTATTCATCTTATCGGGGGTTACGCTCGTAGTGCTACGTCCATTGTTCGGCAGTTGGTGGATGCAGGAACATTATCAAACCTTCCCGGTGGACTTAAAGCACGTGGACTGCGTATCAAAGGCGACGATACCCCCATTAGCCCCGGAGAATTTAGAGACGTAGATGTACCTAGTGGCACAGTAAAAGACAACATTATGTTGCTCCCCTACAAAGAACCTAGCCAGACATTGTTCCAGCTATTCAACCAGATTGTGCAAGAGGGGCGCAACTTCATCTCTGCCGGTGATTTACAAGTCTCGGATATGGGTGGTAATGCCCCAGTTGGTACTACGCTAGCTATCCTTGAGCGCACCCTGAAAGTAATGAGTGCGATCCAAGCACGTTTGCACTATGCAATGCGCCAAGAGTTCCGCCTGCTTAAAGGTATTATTGCTGACTATACTCCAGAAGAATATGAATACGAACCGGAAGAGGGGAGTCGTTTAGCCAAGCAATCTGACTACGATACTTGTGATGTTATCCCTGTTAGTGATCCAAACGCTAGCACGATGGCGCAAAAGATTGTGCAGTACCAAGCAGTACTCCAACTCGCACAACAAGCACCGCAGCTTTATAACTTGCCACTCTTACATCGCCAAATGATTGAAGTACTAGGGGTTAAAAACGTCAATAAACTTATTCCTATGGCGATTGACCAGAAACCTGCTGACCCTGTTACAGAAAATCAAAACATCCTGATGATGAAGCCTGTTAAAGCTTTTAGTTATCAAGACCACGAGTCACATATTGCTGTACATATGGCAGCTATGCAAGACCCCAAGATTATGATGCTGTTACAGAAGAACCCACAAACTCCACAGCTTGAAGCCGCTATGATGGCGCACGTAAACGAGCATATTGGGTTCCAATACCGCAAAGAAATTGAGAAACAACTTGGTGCTAACTTGCCCGCACAACAGATGGATGATATGGGTGCGGAGGAAGAAGTTAACATGACCCCTGAGACTGAAGCGCAGATGTCACCAATGCTGGCACAGGCTGCACAACGCCTACTTGCACAGAACAAACAACAAGCCGCACAGCAGCAAGCTCAGCAGCAAGCTCAAGACCCCATCATCCAGATGCAGATGCAAGAGCTTCAGATTAAACAGCAGGAACAACAACGTAAGAACCAGAAAGATCAGTCAGATGCAGCTATCAAGATGGAGCAACTTAAGCTTGAACAAGAACGCCTGCAGTCACAGAACCGTATCGAGGCTGGTAAGTTAATGGCTAATGCACAGATTCAGAACCAGAAAACTAAATCTACTAGCCGTATTGCTGCGGGTAAGATGGTAGTCGATGCTATTAAAGATCAAGCGCATATGCAACACGCAAGTAAGAATAAGGTTACTCCACAACCTAAGGAAACTAAATGACAGAATATGAGTACATCCGCAAAGAACTTCAAGAAGATATAGCGCTTAAAGCGGAGTTCATTGCTGCAGGCAATTGCAAAAGTTTTGACGAGTACAAGCATGTAACAGGGGTTATCCGTGGTCTTACCCTTGCTATAAATTTAATTAAAGACCGTGAGCAAAAAGTAAAGGATTACGATGAGTGAATTATTGATTAGTGACGCTATGGGCAACATTTCCCAACTACCTGAAAAACAGGAAGAAAAAGCAACACAACTCCCACAACCAGCAGGCTATCATATTTTGTGTATGGTCCCCGCAGCAGATAATGAGTATGAAAGTGGGCTAGTAAAGGCTGAACAAGTTCGGCACTATGAAGAAGTTTTATCCCCTGTTCTTTTTGTAGTATCTATCGGTCCTGACGCTTATAAAGATACCCAAAGGTTCCCAAGCGGTCCTTTATGTAAGCAAGGTGACTTCATTCTTATTCGTCCTAACTCAGGTTCACGTATCAAGATTCATGGACAAGAGTTTCGAGTGATAAACGACGATTCAGTTGAAGCAGTAGTTCTCGATCCGAGAGGAATTTCAAGAGCATAAGGAGTTTTAAATGTCTGAAGAATATGGAGCGTCCATCTATAAAGATGGAAAGATGGTTCCGATTGAAGGTGAAAGTGATACCTTTGAGTTTCCTGATGAAGTAGCTGCTAAGGCTAAAGTAAAGGTAAAAGCGGAAGCCGATGATTTTGAAATTGAAATTGTCGATGATACCCCTGTAAAAGATCGTGGTCGCAAGGCTATGGCGCAAGCCCCTGAAGATGTTACAGATGATGAACTTGACTCATATGATGAGAAGGTTCAAAAGCGCATCAAGAAGTTGGGTAAGGGTTATCACGACGAGCGTAGGGCTAAGGAAGAAGCTATCCGTATGCAGGATGAAGCTATTCGTGTTGCTCAGGTTATGGTTGAGGAGAACAAAAAACTTCAATCACAGCTACATGAAGGTAGCAAAATCTTTATAGAGCAGGGTAAAACTGGCGCGGATGCAGAAATGCTTGCTGCCAAAAAAGCCTTTAAAGATGCTTACGATAGCGGTGACGGTGATGCCCTTGCTGATGCACAACAACGAATGGCGGAAGCTACCCTTAAAGTAGATAGGGTTAAAAATTTACGCCCTATTGAAGTCAAGGAACATCCTGACCATGTGCCCCCTGTTGCTGTAAAACAACAGTCTCAAGACCCTAAATTAACTACTTGGCTCGATGATAACGAGTGGTATGGCGGGGAAAAGGGTGAAGAAGATGAGATGACAGGGCTTGCTATATCTATACATAACCGTCTTTCACGTGAATTTGGTGAAAAATATGTAGGTACAGATGAATACTACGATAAAATTAGTAGTACAATCCGTAAAAGATACCCCGATTATTTCGGGAGCACACTTGAAATTGAAGACAAACCGGTAGAGGCCAAACCTCAAAACCGCGCAAAGCCTGCAGCGAATGTAGTAGCCCCGGCTACTCGCTCTACAGCACCCAAGAAAATTCAACTAACCCCAACGCAAGTGCAGATTGCTAAGCGTCTTGGTGTTCCGCTTGAGTTATACGCCCGTAAGGTTGCAGAACAAATGAATGGAGAAAGATAATGACTAAGCTTGACCGCGAACTAGATTCCCGCACACGTGATGAACGACCAATTGCTGCTTGGGCACCGCCTGAAACGCTACCACAGCCAGATGACCGGCCCGGATGGACACATCGCTATGTTCGTTTTTCTACTTTAGGAGTAGCTGACCCCATGAACCTTTCTGGGAGGCGTAGGGAGGGGTTTGAACCTGTAAAGGCAGAAGACTATCCTGAGCTAATGACCCATGCGTCTATTGACGGGCAATTCAAAGGTTCGATTGAGATTGGTGGTTTAGTTTTATGCCGTGCCCCTAAAGAGAATATGCAACAGCGTAGTACACATTATGCTCAGTTGAATAGCTCACAGATGGAATCGGTTGATAATAATTATTTGAAAGAAAGCGACTCACGTATGCCAATGTTTAAAGAACGGTCTACTAAAGTTACTTTCGGAAAAGGTTCTTAAATTTAATTTCGGAGGTCTTAAATGTCTACAGTATCTGGTCCTTACGGACTAAAACCAATCAATTTGATTGGAGGTCAAGCTTTTAACGGTGGAGTAATCCGTGAAATCCTGATGACCACAAACAACACCGCGCCAATTTTCTTTGGTGATCTGGTCCAAATCGGTGCTGCTGCCGCTGGTCAACCTACGGTTGTTACTACTACCCCTACTACTTCATCTGTCGGTGTTACTGGCGTGTGTGTAGGTGTACGTTACCAACTGGCGGGTCAACAGCTTGGTTATCCTCTGTATGCTCAGTACTTGCCTGTCAACGCAGTCACTGCTGGCTATACAAACATCTACATTCGTGTGATGGATGACCCAGATGCTCTGTTCCAAGTCCAATCTTTGGGCGCAATTACTATTGCATCTATCGGTAAGACTATCGCGCTGGCTAACTTTACTGGTGGTACTGGTAGTACGACTGGCAATACTGCAACGGGTAACTCAGTTGTTGCGCTGTCTGCTACGGTAGCTAATACTAGTGCGTTGGCTTGTAAGATTGTTGATCTGGTTAACGCCAACTCGACTTTCGGTGGCAACTTCCCATCTAACCCCGGTGATGCTTATACGGACTGTATTGTCAAACTAAACTTTGGCGTACATGCGTATTATCAGTCAGCTGGTACAACTGCTTAATAAGGAGCTAAAAAATGGCTATTTCACGTTCGCAGCTTCTTAAAGAGCTACTCCCCGGACTCAACGCTTTATTTGGCCTTGAGTATGCCCGCTACGGCGAAGAGCATAAAGAATTGTACGAAATCGAATCTTCAGAGCGTTCATTTGAAGAAGAAACGAAATTGTCTGGTTTCAATGCTGCTCCAGTCAAGTCTGAAGGTGCCGCTATCGCTTATGATAATGCACAAGAAGCATGGACTACTCGCTACTCGCACGAAACTATTGCACTTGGCTTCTCTATTACTGAAGAAGCAATTGAAGATAACCTGTATGACTCACTGTCTGCACGTTATACCAAGTCTTTGGCTCGTGCTATGTCCTATACCAAGCAAGTAAAAGCTGCTTCGGTTCTGAACAACGGCTTTACAAACTCATCAGCCTACTACGGCGGCGATGGCGTACCCCTGTTCAGCACTGCTCATCCTTTGGTTAGTGGCAATACTAACTCAAATACCCCATCTACTGCTGTTGACTTGAACGAGACTTCGCTCGAAGCCGCAATCATTCAAATCGCTGCATGGACGGATGAGCGTGGTCTGTTGATTGCTGCAAAACCTAAGAAAATGGTGATCCCACCTGCTCTGCAGTTTGTTGCTACTCGCCTGTTGGAAACCAAACTCCGTGTTGGTACTAACAGCAACGATATCAGCGCGATCAACAACAACGGTTCGGTTCCTGAAGGTTACATTGTTAACCACTTCTTGACTGACGTTAATGCTTGGTTCTTGCTTACTGATGTGCCTAACGGTCTGAAGCACTTTGTCCGTACACCACTCCAAAACTCAATGGATGGGGATTTTGACACCGGCAACGTTCGTTATAAAAGTAGGGAACGGTACTCATTTGGTTGGAGCGATGCCCTCGGCGCTTGGGGTTCAAGTGGTTCGTTTTAACTAAAAGCCTTGTAAATCAAGGGCTT